AGTATTACCGACTAAAATATGGATACAAATTCGAAAAAAGTAAAATTTATAAATTTGATTACAAATATAAAGAAAGGTTCTACGGACTTGATTGGGGTGTATCTCACTCGTGTTTTGAAAATGAACCATTCGGATATGGAATATTTGAAGCAGTTGATTGGGGTAAAGTACCAATATTACATGAAAACTGGTGTATTCCCCTTGAATACAAATATAAAGCAAAAGATGCAGAAACTTTTAAGGAAACCTATGAGCAACTCTGTAACGATACTTACGAAGAACGGAAAGCAGAACATCGAAAATTAAAAGATTGGATGCAACTTCATTTTGGAAATACTAAAATATGGAAAGAAAAACTTTTACATATTTATAACGGAGAATAACATATAAAAAATGGCAAGAACTGATTTATCATTAGGAAATTTATACAGAGCAGTTAGTGGTTCGGCAAGAACATCACAAGCAGTATCAATTGGAGGATTGAGTGGAGCAACTAATAACTCCTCTTTACTTGGATTTGCAACCGATGCAATTACAGTAACAGTTCCAACATTTACATACATAGTAGAAAGTACAAGTGAAAATGCACAGTTTTCATTCGCATCTACTGGTTCGTTATTCTATTCCAAAGTTCAACAAGTTGCAAACAATTATACTATATCCTTTGATAATGCAAATTTTTCAGCAGGAACAAGAGTATTTTCGGCAGGTCCTACTGTTATACCTTTAACACCTGCGGCAGTTGGGTCATCTACATATTCGGAAGCACAATCTGTTTTAACAATGAGATATGCGGATGGATATAATTTAAATGCAACAAATTACGGTTCAACGAGTACAAAAACATTGTATGCAGTTGATGTTTACAATACAATTAACCAACCTGATTTTTGTTTATTATTTGGAACACAGGTAACTACTGTATCTGGTACAACATTAAATGTTGAAGATTTGGTAGTAGGTGATAGAATTAAAGCATGGGTACCAGCAGGATTGCCTGATGAAGCACAACCTTTGGATTCCGAAAATGATGAGTGGAGATTTTATTTAACTCAAACAAATGACGGAACTCCGGAAGATGTTGTAGTTAAAGATATTACATTTAACTTTGCAAGTGGATACTATGATATAAATAGTGGTTTAGTAAAAGCAACTGGAACACACCCTCTTTGGGTATATGATTCAGTAATTGAAAAATACCACTTTAAGCAAGTTCAAGATGTAATTGTTGGGGATAAACTAATATCATATGATGATGAAGGAGGGTTGGTAGAAATTGAAGTATCTACTGTTGATGTTGTAACAGAAGATGTTGAGATTGTAACTATTAACGTAGAGAATTCTGACGTTTTCTTATCTAATGGTGTGGTATCTCATAATAAAGGTACAACGACACAACCGTATATCCCATCATCCGGAATAAGAATGTATTCAGACCCTTCAAAGGCATCTTCTTTCCCAGGTGGTACATTGCCTGCAACGGGTACACCAACAACGGATTGGTTGGATTTGACGGGTTACGGAACGGGTGTTAGACCAGCGGGGGTATCTAATGCAGCAGGATTTACAGGTGCTAATCCTACATATAACAATGGAGCAAGTAGAAAAGAAAGATATTTCCAAGGTAGTGGTAACTCTTATTGGTATAAAGATAGTTCAACTAACATTAGTGGTGGATATACTAACTTTAACACATCAGCATTAACAGTAATTGCTTGGATTCGTTTACCATCACATTTGGCAACCGGATATTATAATATAATGAGTAAAAAAGCAGTTCTACCATCAACTAGATTGTGGGGTGTATTCTTACGTTCTACTAACGGAACAGGTACTTATGCGGTACACGAATCTATATTACAATACAATAGTACATTCACTGCTTTATCAACAAATGTTTGGTATATGATTTCTTATACTGCGGCATTAAACGGAACTAATGTTGGATATATTGATAAAACCGCATCTGGAACTATATCAAATGGTTCATTGGATTACCAAACATTTGCAGCTATAAACGTAGCAGGTGAAATGAGTGATTACACTCTAACAAGTCATTTAGGACCTGTAATATTCTATAATAGACAATTAAGTGGAACTGAAATTGGACAAGTATATGATTATTTTTCACCAACATACAAATAGTAATTTGTTGTTTTGAAAATAATTTTTATATTTATAATGAGATAATAAAATTTTTAAATTTAGCATTAAAATGGCAGACAAAATAGTATCACCAGGTGTTTTTACAAAAGAAAACGACCTTTCATTTTTACAACAAGGTGTAGCTGATATTGGTGCAGCATTCATCGGACCTTTCAAAGAAGGACCAATCGTTCCAACAATCGTAAATTCTCAAACAGAATTTGAAACTTTATTTGGAGCAGTTGATGGAACATACTACACACCATTAGCAGTACAATCATATTTAAGAGAAGCAGGAACTGCAACAATCGCAAGAGTAGCTGGTATCGGTGGATATGTAGCTGGAAAACCTCTATTATTGGTAGCAACATCTGGCTCAATATCATCATCAGTTGGATTATTATTCTCAACAAACGCATCAGCAACGGGATTAAGTGGTTCATCTATTATAAATGATATTACAGGTGGTGTAATTTCATTAAACGCAGCTGATACGGATGATGTTGAATCTACATTTGGAACAAACCCATTAGGTTCAAAAGCAGCTTATGTATATGGATTCTATAAAAATACAGGAGTAACACCTGTAACTCAAAGTGTAGTTCTATTAGACACACAAGATTTCACATTTGATGCACAAGAAGCAACAACTCCGGTAATACAATCACAATTGATTAGTGGTGATAGATATGACCTATTCCAAATCGAAACTTTGGGTGTAGGTAACTCTGCAAATACAAAAGTTAAAGTTGCTATTTCAAACATTAAAGCAGCAGGAACTGTAAGTGGAACTGATTATGGTACATTTACATTAACAGTAAGAGCTTATGGTGATACAAATAAGAAAAAGAATGTTTTAGAAACTTATTCAAACATTAATTTAGACCCTAATTCTCCTAACTTTATCAGTAGAGTAATTGGTGATAGAAAATTATCATTCAATGCAGAAGGTAAAATTACTGAATCGGGTGATTGGGTAAATAACTCAAAATACATTAGAATTGTAGGATTAAATACAGTTGCACCAGTACAAGCAGTTCCATTCGGACATGATTCATATCATAGTATTGTTTCTGGTAGTTCAGCAGTATTGGATTTGATTCCGGCAGTATCATTTGTAACATCATCGGCAACACAAGTTGGAGGTATTGATTTAGATAACAATTCGGATAACGCACTTCATTTAAAACCAATTCCAAACGGAGCAACTAATCAACCAAATCCACAATTTGGTTTAGATGAAGCTTTTGGAGGAAGTAAATCAGTAGGTGATACCGACGCACAATTCTTAGTTGCATTCCAACATGGTTTTGATGGTATGAGCCCATTAACTCCAATTAACTTAGGTAATGATATTGTTGAAGGAAACTCACAAGGATTTAATTTATCAAATTCATTAGCAAGTGGTTCGGTAGCATATGGTAGAGCAATTGCAGCATTATCAAACGCAGATGAATTTGACATCAATATGGTTGTAACACCTGGTGTTATTAAGAGATTACACTCTTCGGTTGCAAGTGATATATTAGATATGGTTGAAGAAAGAAGTGATTGTTTCTATATTATGGATGCAAATGGTTTCAATGATACTATCTCACAGGCAGTAACAGAGGCACAATCGGTTGATACTAACTACGCAGCAACTTACTACCCTTGGATTAAAACAATCGATGTAAACACAAACAAATTGATTTCTGTTCCACCATCTGTATTGTTACCAGGAGTATTTGCTTCCAATGATAGAGTAGCAGCTGAATGGTTTGCACCAGCAGGTTTAAACAGAGGTGGTTTGACAGGAGCAGTTAGTGTATTAAACAGATTAACACAATCTGAAAAAGATACATTATACGAAGGAAAGGTAAATCCAATCGTTCAGTTCCCAGGACAAGGTATCGTAGTGTTTGGACAAAAGACATTACAAGATAAACCATCCGCATTGGAT